GCCACCGGGGCCACCGGGGCCACCGGGGCCACCGGGGCCACCGGGGCCACCGGGGCCACCGGGGCCACCGGGGCCACCGGGGCCACCGGGGCCACCGGAAGCCCTGCGTACCGATAAAACAGAAAGCGAGTAGACAATGGAGACAACGTGCACCGACCTGCGCGCCCGCTTCGGCGAGCGCTACCGAATTACCTGGGATGAAGCATATGACCCAGAGCATGTGCCGATGGACAAACGCGATCCGTGGTATATGCAAATCCCCTGCCGCTTTGGTATCATCTATCCGCAAGGTGGCGATCTGCTGGCCGCGGAAGTGGATAGACACCCAAGGCTGACGAAACCGCTGCTCGCCATCGCTGGTGTACATTTGTCTCAAGATGGCGATACTGAAAAGACGTTCACGTTCCCGGTCCAAGTCTTCGATGAGATCGCGGTGATCCTCCAACCGCGCAAAAAGCGCCAAATCACCGAGGAGGAGCGCGAGCGACTTGCCAAGATGAGTGCCATCCATGGATTCAAGGCGCCATCGCATCAGTCAGACTCACCTCTGAGTGCGCCAGCGAGCCCAAACACCCTGAAGTGATCCTGGACCCATCTTGGCCCCCTGACCCCATATCAGAGGCCAACAAGTGGCTAGGCAAGGCAATAGCATCTGTACACTAGAGCGAAGCAAAGGAGACTAGCATGGGCAGGCACAACGAACGATTGGAGCGGCTCGTTGCTGGGGCGCGGGAGCTGCTGCGAACGGTCAACATCGCCGTCGGCGGCCTGCGGGAAGACGCGCGCGTCGTCAGCGGTATCAGCGCCACTCTCCTGGACGCCCTCCAGGGCGAAGCACGTGCATTTGCTACATTGATGGGGCAAATAATCGACAAGCCCGCGGCCCTCCCCAGCGGATCCCCAACACCTCCACGCCGCCGCGGCCCCGGGCGCCCGCGGCGGCTGCTGGCCGCGGGCCCTTCGGAGAACTACCAGGGTGGGACATTGAATCAGGAGATGACCCGTGCGAGGCAAGATTCCGATCAGAGCGGCTCAACGAATCAGTGAACAATCCGGGTGTCCGGTGGTGATTGTCTTTGGCCTGGAGGCGAGTGGCGAACGCTTCACCGTCACCACCTATGGGGCCACGAAAGCTATGTGTCGGCATGCGGCCGATCTCTCGAAGCAATTCGCGGAAGCCGTCTTGAATGGTACGGTCGCACCCTCGGACGAGGAACCGATGGAATTGCCGAACGAACCCGCCTTGTGGGACGGGCTGGCCAGGGGCGGGCCTCGCCGCAAGGTGCCGCATGCGGCCAGCTGAGGCCTTCCCCTTGGGGGTGCACCTGCGCGAGGAGCTGGACGCGCGCGGCTGGACCGCGAACGACGTGGCGAGGGCGACGATCCTGAGTCCCGAGCGCGTCCAGGAAATCCTGGACGGCATTGAGCCCAGGCTGCGGTTCCGCGAGGCCGAGGTCCTGGGGTACGCTCTCGGGGTCCATTCGTCGCTGCTGCTTAATCTGGATATGTCATATAGGAAGTGGCATGCTGACCAAGCATCTTAGCCCGCTGGAGCGGAATCAGCTGGGCCAAATCCGACCGGTACTCCGCGCTCAGGAGAGAGATGATGCCAACCCACGCCCATATTCTCACCATCTCCGGATGGATGCCGACCAGTGACAACAAATTCACCGGCCACTGGTCGCGGCGCCATCGGCTTAAGCGAGTCGATCAACAGCAGGTGGCAGTGGAGGCCAGACTGCAGGGGATTCCGCCGGCGACCGGAAAGCGCCGGGTCAGCATTGTGGCCACCAGCGACCAGCACAGCGGCCGACTCCCGGACCCGACGAACCTTCTCAAGAGCCTGCTGGATGCGCTGGTGCGCTGCCGGCTCCTGGTGGATGATAGCGACGATGGCTGCGAGGTCATGCCCCCGCAGGTCCGGCGCGGCCAGGAGCGCCAGACGGTCATTGTGCTGGAGGACGTGGAGCAATAGCCGGTGCCGCGGTGGCGCTGATCGAGAGGATGCTGAGGGGATGACGGGATTGTGCCGGCCCCGGGGGAGCGGTAGAGTAATGGCATCTGCTGAGCGGACGCTCTGGCAGGTCACGGCCCCGCACTTCTGCGCCGGCCTGATCCTGATCGGCGACACCTGCACCGAGGCGGCACCGATCCTGCGCTGGTGCCGTGGCAAGGATCGAGACGAGTTGCGCCGGTATTTCCTGAAGCGCAAGTGGCAGATTCGATTCGTGTCCTGGTGTAAGCTGGAGAATCCATGACCCTCGACGACATCACCGACCTGATCGAACAAGCGACCCCAGAGCAGCGGCAGCGTTTCTCCGATGCGCTGAGCGGACCGCCAGTGCAAGGCGAGCCGATTGCAGAGGTGCCGCCGCGTGGCATCTATCGCCGCGAGTTGACGGCTGAGCAGATGAGCGGCGACCGGGTCGTGGTGGAGCCGCAAGCAGGGGAGATCGCTACCGAGTGGGAGGGTCCAGACTTCCCGATAGGGTACGGCGGATACTCGCCGCCCATGGACCGCCCAGGGCAGCAGCCAGGCTGAATACTACATGATGTAGTAAAAGGGGGACTCGTGCAGGGAAGAGAGAGGGGGTCTGGGGAGAGAGAAACCAGACGAAAATTTCTCGTCGCGCCGCAGGATGAGCGAGAGGTCATGGACGACCGTCGGGGGGCAAAGAAAATGAAGACAATTATCTGTTACACCCTCTAGGCGAGGGTTTGGGATTCTGGGGAAGTAAAAGATGGCGAGGCAGCGGTATACTCCCGATCAGGTAATCGACGCTCTCCGCGAAACCAAAGGAAGGCAGTTCTTGGCCGCTGCCAAGCTTCGTTGCGATCAGAATACCATCGGCAATTACATCAACCGCTACCCCGCGATCAAGGCCGTGGCCGAGCAACTTCGCGGTGAGCGCCTCGACAACGCCGAGGACAAGTTGCAGGCCGCGCTCGATCGCAACGAAGCCTGGGCGATCTGCTTCTACTTGAAGTGCCAGGCGAAGCACCGCGGCTACACGGAGCGCACCGAGCTTACCGGCGCGGATGGCAAGCCGATCCAAACCCAAACCGAGGTGGTCGAAACCCTTGTCCGCACCCGCGAAGAAGCGGCGCATCTGCTTCCCGATCTCGACCGCGCAAGCGCCGTTCCTGGACTCAACGGCGAGCATTAAGGCGCTCGCTGGCGGTCGTGGAGCCGGCAAGTCGCATATCGGCGCCTACGATCTCCTGCGAGCGCTCGAGCCAGGCCGGCTCTACATGGTTGTGGCGCCGACCTACCCGATGCTCAGGGATTCGACGTTCCGTTCCTTCCGGCAGGTCGGCGAACAACTCGGGCAAATCCTCCATTGGCACCGCACGGATTTCTACCTCACCTGCCGTTCATGGGTTGGCGGGACTGCCGACGTGCTGTTCCGCTCGGCCGACGATCCCGACCGGCTCCGCGGTCCGAACCTCAGGCGGGTGTGGATCGACGAGGCCAGCCTGACGGATTGTGAGACCTACACGATCCTGCTCGGTTGCCTCCGCGAGGGTGGGACCATGGGGGTGCTGACCAGTACATTTACCCCGAAGGGCCGGAGTCATTGGAGTTACGAGGTCTTTGGTTCGGGAAAACAAGGGGTTGAGTTGTTCCAAGCCAAGACCTCCGAGAATCCCTTCCTCGACGAGCGCTTCTATGCGACGCTGAAGCAGCAGTACGGCGGCTTATTGGCCCTCCAGGAGCTGGAGGGCCAGTTCCTCGACGTTCAGGGGAGCGAGTGGCCCGGCGAGTACTTCACCAGTCAGCTCTGGTTCGACGACTGGCCGCGCTGCGACATCAAGGTCCAGGCCCTTGACCCCAGCAAAGGCAAGGACTCCAAGCACGGCGACTACTCGGCTCTGGTGCTGCTGGGCCGCTCGCTCGACGGTATACTGTACTGCGATGCCGACCTGGCTCGCCGGCCCACCAGCCAGATCGTCCACGACGGCCTGGAACTGTACCGCCGTGCTGACCCGATGGCGTGGGCGATTGAGACGAACCAGTTCCAGGAGCTGCTGGCCGATGAGATCGCTCGCGTCGGCCAGGAGACGGGGCTGATGCCGGCCATCATCCCGCTGGTCAACACGGTCAATAAGCAGGTACGGATCAGGCGGATCGGCCCCTACCTGGCCCGGCAGGCGATCCGGTTCCGGGCCGGTTCCCCGGGGTCGCAACTGCTGGTCCAGCAGTTGCGGGAGTTCCCCGAGGGGGAGCACGACGATGGACCGGATGCATTAGAGATGGCGATTAGAGTAATGGGGCAGTTGCTGCACGGGCGGGATGCGGACGAGGAGGCGTGGGAGGGATTGCGGGTATGAGCGAGGCGAAGTTTCCACCGATCCAGGTGGACGAAGTACTGATCGATTGGATTCGGATCACGACCCCACGGTATCCGGACATGCCTGGCTATGGGGTCGTGACGGTCGAGATGGGGATTGATGGCAAGGACCTACAAGTGGAATTTCCCGAGAACGGGCGTGACGTGAACTGCGACATGGCCGAGGAGTGGTGCCGGCTGGCGCTCGCCAAGCTGGGGATCATGGGGAATGACCCAGAACCAGATGCCATTCTGTGAGGACTGCGGGTATGAAGATCGAGAAGACCGCAATTGGGTTTGAACGGATCGAATTTAACGATGTCCTGGGATCGCTCTGTTTTCTCCAGCAATCGAGTCGGCTCGGTGGCTCTGCGCTTGGCGATCCTGGGCCTGGCGACCCCCCTGGCAGTTTCTATCTTTGGCTAGGCCAGCAACGGAATGCCATGAATCTCTCCCGCACCCAGGTGGCAGACCTGGTCCAGCACCTGCAACAGTGGCTGGCGACGGGAAGCTTTCAGGTGGAGGTGCCGCGGGAGGTCTCTCGGCTGCAAGGCTCTGGCTCCGGCGCTGGGCTGAAGCTGGTCCCGATCTGCCTGCTGTGCGGCCAGCCGGAGAATGAGCATGTCACGCCGTGCCAGATCGAGGTCACCAAGGAGGTGTCGCGATGAAACTACTGATCGACGGCGTCGTTCTCCCGTGGCCGCGGAAGATCGAGATCCAGGTGGATTCAGCCGGGGAGACGGTGGGACCGCTGCGCCTGGAGTGCAGCGGAGGTCAGCTGATCATCCTGGGGAGTGCGGAGCAAGAATCGGCTATATTGACGATTCTTCCTGATTGGGCGTTGCCAGGCGGCTCCCCCCGTGAACGGGCATTTTTTGTTTTGGAGCAACATGGTTGGCGCTTCGATGAGCTGCCCATGCCCGATGTGATTGAGGAGCGTGAAAGATGAAGCTACTGATCGATGACATTGAGGTTGCGTGGCCGAAGAAGATTGAGATCCAAGTGCAGGGGGAATTCGAGGAGGTGCCTTCACTGGAGATTGAAATCCATGGCGGGAAGCTCTGGGTCACGGCAAAGAACATAGGAGCGGGATTGTTCCTCGAAGATCGCGAAGTGGTTTGCTCAGGGCTGGTGATGCGCATGCATTGCTCATCTCGTCCATTACCACCTCGTCCTCCAGGCCATGGTTATGGCATCAGGATCGCGGCAGGCAACACAGGTGATGGCATCAATGCAGGATCGTCAGCCGACGACCTGCCCAAGCCCGATGTTATGGTCACCCCGACCTTGACAGCGCTTGATACCGCGCGGTTTGCCTCGGGCGTGCTTGATGCGACTGCGATCGCACCACCCGAGGGCCCGACCCAGCCGGATGCTGTCAGCGGCCCAAGCATGTCCAGTGCCCTGGCCCGGATCGAGGAGATTCAGCGCGGGATGCGGCCCGTCGAGGACGGGGATTCGCTGAAGGATCTGCGCGAGGCCAGATCAGGAGGGATGAGCTGATGCAATGGTTGGCATGGTTCCTCTATGGTTGGTGCGCAGGTTACGTCATGGGGATAGCCCTCACTCTGTGGATGTCTCGACGGACGGATCGAAGGCGTGACCAAAGACTGGATGCCTTCGACAAGCAAGCCCAGGAAAGTCTGAGGCGATTCAGACAGGGAAGCTGAGCGATGACTGAACTAAACCACGATGACGGCAAGTGCATTACGTGTGGTGGCCACGGCCATTTCACGGCCGAGCCAGCTTTTATCTACGGTACCGGCAAGCTCCCGTGCAAAGCCTGCGGTGGCAGCGGCTTCTTGAAGGTACCCACGCAGTGCGAGCATTGCGGATCCCTCAAGCAGCCTTTGCGGCAGGGTGAGTGATGCTGACTGGGCTAGGGAATCGCAAGCGGCCTGCATGTATCTGCGGTCGAAAGCACTACGCCCGAGGACTGTGCTACCGTTGTTATTTGGAGCAGCGCAGGCAAGAGAAAAAGAAGCTGAAACTGGGACGGTGAGCGATGCTGACCGAGGAGCAACTGCGGGCGATTGAGAATCGGGCGAAAGGTGTGGACGTCTGGTATGGCGGCGACGACTGTGAGCAGGTGTGCCGCCGTGATGTGCCCCAGCTGCTGGCGATGGTGCGGGAGCTGCAGCTGCAAAACGCGGCATTGCGGAGCCAATTCAGCAGCTGGACCCCTGGATTCCAGGGCATCGGGAGCAAGGAGTCCAGCGATGTTGAGTGAGGAGCAACTGCGGGAGATTGAGGGGGCCGAACCGTGTTGGGCGAAAGAACGTCGTTGCGTATTGGCTCTGCTGGAGGAGGAGGAGCAAGCTTGCCGCGCGCGAGCGGTGAAAGAATTGCCGTTCGCCGTTCCTTCGTTGATGCGACTGCGACACAGGATCGCTGATCGTCCCGAGCGCCCGTTCAACCCGGTGCCCCAGCTGCTGGCGATGGTGCGGGAGCTGCAGCGGGAGGTGGATGAGGCCGAGCTCGCGTATCGACTGTTGTGGCAGGACGCCAGTGCTTGGAGGGGTGCAATTCGCCGGCACCGTGATGCTCGCGGGCACGATCGCTGCTGGGAGGGAGACCTGGAGCTGTACCGCGCCCTCGGTGAACCGCTGCCCGAGGGGCCGGGGCTGCCATGCCGTGAAGAGTTCCTGGCCAAGTGTGCGGAGTACTACGAGCAGCAGGCCAAGGAGTCCCGCGATGGCTGAGAGGCAGGATCGGTGCGAGCTGTGTCGATGGTGGGAGCCAAAGACAGAGGACATTGTAGACCAAGATGGTTTGCCTGATATAGGACTTTGTCGCCGCAATGCGCCTGTGCCGTCTGATAGATACAAAGACAAAAAAGGTAGACCTTTATGGCCCCACTGGCCGATCACAGAGCGCTATGACTGGTGCGGCGAATTTGAGAGGTGATGCATGCTTGGCTTTTTGAGCAATCTCTTCGGTTCCTCCCAGCTATCCGGTCTCCAGGAGCAGACCGCTCTCGCCGAGCAGAAGGTGCGGCTCCATCGCCTGACCGCCGAGGCCAAGCTGCTGGAGTCCTGGCCGGGAAGCTACACCGGGACGGCGTTCGGCGACTTCGTGGACCCGAGCGATGCCCTACGCAACGGTGACGAGATGTGGCAGCACGCTGGCACGATCTGGCAGCAGCGGAAGGACGGGTCCAATTACCCGTTCGTCCAGAACGAGACCGAGCTGACGCGGTTGCGCAACACCGTCCGGGTCCTGGTCGAGACCAGTAGCCTTGCCAAGGGCGTCCTGAAGCAGTTGCTGAACTTCGTCGTCGGCGATGGCTACAAGTACCACGCGGCGGCCGAGTCCGACACCGACGCCCCACCCGAACTGGTGGCGGAGGTGCAGGCGGTCATCGACGAATTCACGGATGCGAATGAGTGGTGTGAGCTGGAGCAGGAGCTGTTCCGGCGCTCGCGTCGGGACGGGGAGTACTTCCTTCGCTACTTCCCGGATCGCGATGGCGCCACGCAGGTTCGGGTGGTCGAGCCGGAGCACGTGAAGCAGCCGCCCGATACCACCTTCGAGGAATGGGGTTGGGGAATCCGCACCGATCCGGAGGATATCCAGACGGTGCTGGAGTATCACGTCCAGACCGACAGTGCCAAACCGGGCGAGTTCGTTCCCGCTGACGAAATCCAGCACGTCAAAGTCAATGTGGATCGCAACATCAAGCGCGGGATGAGCGATTTCTATTGCTGCACCGAGAGCCTCGACGGCGTCCGCAAGCTCCTCCGCAACCTCCGTGAAGGAGCTGCCATCCAGGCGGCGATCGCGGGCATCTGGCAGTACGAGACCGCCGGCTCCGCGGCCGTAGGGGCGCTGGTGACGGACCTGCGGGACAAGGGGCGGCAGTACCCGAACGATCCCATCAAGGGACGGCCGACGAACTATCAGAAGATCGAGCCGGGGACCTTCATCCACACGCCGAAGGGCAGGGTCTTTCTTCCGCCCCCGATGGCGTCACAGAATGCCCTCAACCACATCTCGACCGAGCAAGCGGTCCTGCGTGCCGTGGGGGCCGCGTGGTGCATGCCGGAGTTCATGATCTCGGGCGATGCATCCAACAATAACTATTCGTCAATACTTGTCTCCGGTTCGCCCTTCGTCCGCGAGATCAAGACGGCGCAGAGCTTTTACAAGCGCCGCGACCTCGCTACCATGTGGACCGTGATCTACTACGCCCACCAAGCGGGCCGGTTCAAGGGCTACACCTACGAGGAGGTCATGGCCCTGGTGGATGTGCAGTGTGAGGCGCCGACCCCGGAGATCGCGAACCGGCTGGAAGAGGCGCAGGTCAAGGAGATCGAGCACCGCAACACAGTGGTCAGCAAGCAGACATGGCGCCAGCAGTCCGGGTATGACAACGACCAGGAGGTAACGAACCTGCACGAGGAGCCGCCGACGGTGCAGCAGGTTGCAGGCTTCCCCAGCCCTGGCCAGGGAAGGCCGGGGATTCTGTCGCTGCCCGAGCCTGGCGCCACGATACCGGCCCAGCCTGAAGCCGGCACAGCCAGCCAGAAAGCCGACCGTACCACCGTCGGCGCCCTGCAGGCCATCTCCGCCCTGCAGACCGCCTACTACGCGGGCGACGTGCCTCGCGAGGCCGCGGTGGCGAGCGCCCAGATCGTCTTCGGGTTCCCGCCCGCCGAGGCCGCGGCTCTGTTCCCCGAGATCCCGCCGGTGAAGCTGACGCCTGATGATTCCCCTGAGGTCTCGGTGATTGCAACGCCGAAGGTCGGGGGCCAAGCCCAGGAGGGCGGCCGTTTTTTTCCGGGATGACCGAGGCTGAGAAGCTCGGCCCGGTCGCGGATTCAGGTGAAGTGGCGATGGCCGGCCAGACTGGCGACACCGTCGAGAAGCTCCTCGATAAGTCGATCCGGTTCGGGATCGAGCGGCTGGCCAAGATCGCGAAGCCAGCGATCGTGCGGCTGCTGCGGCAGGGACAAGAGGCTCAGGGAGTGCGGCGGTTGTTCAACGACCTCGAGCGCCGGCAGCTCGCCGAGGTCCTGGCGGCGACGAACGCGACGGCGAATCTCCTGGGACGGGCGCTGGTGCGGGATTTTCAGGCGAAGGTACTGAAGCGGCATGGGGTGCTGCCGGAACAGGTCGAGCGGACACGGACAGATCGATATGTCCGAAAATTAGGGTTGGCACCTGATTTGCAGTCGGACATGAGCGGACAGATCGACTTGTCCGCAGTGCACAACAGTCCAGGCTTGCTCCGAGAAGACATCTCCCGTACCCCCATCGAGCCTCTGCCTCCCGAGGAAGCGATCCGCTACTTCAGCCAGCTAGTCCCCGGAATCAGCCTGGCCCCGGATTTCGCTCTCGGCTTGCGCCGCACCGCTTTCACGCTCGCTGTCTCCACGGACCTGCAGCTGCTCGGCACTGTCCAGGACCTGATCCGGGAGCGGCTGGCGACGGGGCAGGGGATCAGCACAGCGCCGCGGGCGATCCGCGATGTGCTGGATCGGGCGGGGGTGACGCCGCGGAACCCGCAGTACAGCGAGATGGTTGTCCGGACCAACATGATGGACTCCTACAACCAGGGGCTGGAAGATGAGCGACGACGGCCTGACGTTGCGGACACGTTTCCCGTCTGGCAATACCTGGGGATCGAAGATGGGCGCGAAGGGGACGATCACCGGCCCAACTTCGGCAAGTATTACCCGGCCAGTGCCAGCTTCCAGGATGTGAGAGGTCCAAGGGTGTATAATTGTCGCTGTGTCGTGGCGCCAGTATCCAAGTGGGAGTGGGCGCGCCTTGTAGCCCGCGGCGCCCGGATCGCGGATGGCTTCTCGGACGTGCCAGTGACGGTGGAGGCATAGGTTTGGACCAACCCCGCACGCTTTCGCTGTTCCGCTGCCGCCAGTGCCAGGCGGTGCTGGGCCATTGCTGGGATCATCAGCTTGTCATCGGATCGGTGCTGTTTGAGTGGAACGTAAAGCTCGGCTGCTGGTGCGGGACCGTGAACTACTGGCGCCCCGTGGTGGGAAAATCTCCATCGCTACTTGACATTCGCAAGCCTAGTTGTTCCAATACCACTGACAATTTGACAGTCTGACGCCGGGTCTCGGACCCGGTCGCAGCCCGAGTTTACGCGCCGGGCAGTATCCAGCACTGGATACTGCCCGGCGTTTTTTTTGCGCTGAGCCATGCCGAGCGAGCAAATCTACGAGTACTGTGCCAGCAATGCGAGCCTCAAGGTGGACCGCGAAGCCGGTCTCATGCGCTCGGTCAAGATCCTCGGCCACGTCTCCGCCAACGGCTACCGCTACCTCCCCGAGGCGATCCGGCGAGCGGCCGGCCTGTACGAAGGCAAGGTTGTCAATTTCAACCATGCCGCCAAATCAGCGGACTCCCGCTCCAGCTATGACCGCTTCGGTTGGCTGTCTGGTATCCAGGTGCGCGAGGACGGGCTGTACGGCGACCTTCACTATCTCAAGACCCATCCCTTCGCTGCCCCAGTCCTGGAAGCGGCGGATCGCAACCCGGCCCTGTTCGGCATGAGCCACGTGGCCAACGGCAACAAGCGCCGGGACAAGCATGAGATCGTGGTTGAGGAAATCCAGTCAGTCGGTTCCGTGGACCTGGTCTCCGACCCGGCCACTGTCAAGGGCCTCTTTGAGTCTCACAACATGCAAAAAACGACCGTCCGCGAGGTACTCAAGAAGGCCCTGAAGCCGGAGCGACTCAAGCTTCTTCACGAGCAGGACATGCCCGCCATGGACACCGCGATGGCGGCCCCCGAGGCCGGGATGGACTCGACCGCCCAGGCTCACGAGGCGTTCAAGGCCATGGTGATTGCCGTCTTGGATGACACGTCGCTCGACATGAAGGGCATGTTGGCGAAGATCAAGGAAATCCTCAAGGCAAAAGAGAAGCTCATGGGAGGCGGCGAGACCTCCTCCGAAACCCCCGAGGAGGGAGGCGATATGGCTGCCGAAGAAGCCAAGAAGAAAGCCCCTGCCAAGCCGGCCGACACCGAGCTGCTCGAGCGCGTCACTCGCATGGAGCGGCGCGATCAGGTGCGGCTGCTCTGCGACGCCGACCAGTTCATTCCCACGGCCACGCAGCTCAAGGCGTTGGCGGGCCTCACGGAAGAGAAGGAAGTCAAGGAGATGATCGGCGACCTCAAGGGCAGGGCGCCTCCTCCTGGCAAGCCCGGCGGCATCAAGCCGAAGTCGGCCGCGCCCTCGGTGCCCATCACGGAATCTGCTCCCAAGCTCCCGACGACGGTTCAGGAGCTGAAGTCCTTCATCCTGAACTGAGGCTCCTCCGGAGGCATCATGCCGAATCTGCTGCAATTTCCCCGTTATCTGTACGAAAAAGGCCAAGTACAGATCTTCTCCGATTTCACCGAGGACTTCGACGCCGTCGAATGGGTGGCGACCCTGACCGACCTCGGGACCGCCAGTGTGGGGGATGCCGCCCGCGGTCTGCTGGCGCTCGTGCCTTCGGATGGCACGGTGGCGGATAACGATGAAGCGTACCTCGAATCGCCAAACGAGGTTTTCCTGCTGGCGGCCGGGAAGCCGCTGCTGTTCGAGGCGCGGATTCAGTTCACCGAAGCCAACGTCGATGACGTCAACATCCTTGCTGGCATCATGAGCGCTGTGGGGGCTGACACGCTCGTGGACAACGGCGGCGGTCCGCAAGCCACGTTCGACGGGGCCGTGATCTACAAGGTAGACGGCGGCACCGTATGGCGCTGCATGTCGTCCCGGGGCACGACCCGAACCGATTCGGTCAGTACCACGACGGCCGGCGGGACCACGCCGCAGACGCTGCGAATCGAGTGGCACGACTACTCGACGACACAAAGTCAAGTGACTTACTTCGTCAATGACATCCAGCTCGTGGATGCCAACAATGTCTCGATCAAGCACCTGGTCAACCTGGCCTCCGCGACCGAAATGCAGGTCGCCTTCGGGATCAAGAACGGCGGCATCACGGTCGTTGAGACTCTCAATATCGATTATGTGTACGCGGGACAGCTGCGTTAACCAAAGGGGCTCAAGCTATGGCTTCCGTGAACTACAAGAACCTGCTAGCGCTCTATGAGCACAAGCCCCTGAAGGAAGCGACGGCGCAGCTCAAAGAGGGCTTCGCCGCCAAGGCCTTCCGGCCGCAGGATTTCGACTTGGGGCGGCTGTTCTGCGAGTGCTTCGGCTGGAACGAATTCCAGGCGTGCAAACAAGACGGCCGCCTGGTCAACGACCTGATGGTCGAGTACCGGACCGCCATGACCGAGGCCGGGAACACAGCCGTCTCGACCAACGCCTTCTCCAACATCAGCGGCCAGATCGTCTACTCGGCCATCATGGAAGCGTTCATGATGGAAGAATACCAGTTCTCGCGGCTGATCCCCGAGGTACAGACGGAGTTCAACGGTGAGAAGATTGCCGGCATCACGGGCATTGGCGATGAAACCCAAATCGTCGCCGAGAACGACCCCTATCCGTTCGTCGGCGTCAGCGAAGATTTCATCGAGACGCCTATCACCAGCAACCGCGGCATGATCGTACCCATCAGCCGGGCCGCGATTTTCTTCGATCGGACGGGTGTGCTGCTGGATCGATGCTCCAAGGTCGGTGAATGGGCGGGGTTGAACAAAGAGAAGCGCGCCATCGATTGCACGATTGACGAGAATGACGGAGCCTCGGCGCTGGCGACCTCCCACCGCTACAAGTGGCGCGGCGCCATCATCCAGACCTACGGGGACAATGCTGGTACGCATTCGTGGGACAATCTGGCTGCGACGAATGCCCTCGTTGATTGGACCGATTTGGACGTGGCGGAACAGCTACTCAATGAGATCACGGACCCCAACACGGGCGAGCCCGTGATGGTGGAGGCCACGCATCTGATCGTGACGAAGTCGCTGGAGCAGACAGCCAGCCGCATCTTGAACGCCACGATGATCAATGTCGTGACGCCGGGCTACGCGACCACCGGCAATCCGACCGAGACGACGCGCACGAACCCGATGCTGAACAAGTACACGCTGCTGACGACGCGGCTCCTGGCTGCCCGGCTCGGGACCGATACCAGTTGGTTCCTCGGCAATCCCGCGAAGGCGTTTCGCTACATGGTCAACTGGCCCCTTCAGACCATCCAGGCACCGGCAAATTCGCATGACGAATTCCATCGCGACATCGTCCAGCAGTACCGGGTATCGGAGCGGGGCGCGTACTCGACCTGGGAGCCCAGGTTAATGTGCAAATCGACAGTTGCCTGAGAGGTAAGCGATGGCGTACCTGACCGACATCACGGCCGCGCGCGACAGCCTCACGACAGAACTGAAAACCGAGGCTGCCTACCGGGCTAGCAATGGTCCCAAGCCCACGTACTCGGCCAATGGGCGGAACGTCTCGTGGAACGAATGGCTGTCCACGATGACGAAGTCGATCAAGGAACTGAACGACCTCATCGCTGAGGGTGATCAAGGGGACGATGCTGAGAACATCTACGAGCATCATTCCCGTGGCTACACGTAGGACCTGATCAGGATGGACCATGCCCGCATCACTCGCCGCTTCGATCGGGAACGACCAGTCTGTCCTGGATGAGCGGCAGACCATCACGTATCGGTCCAAGGGTCCCATCTCCAACACCACCGCCAACGTCCCGAATGCCGTTCGCTATGAAATTCCCCGGCGCGAGCAGGACTCCGCCGGGGGATTCTTCACGTTCCAGCAGACGGTATTCGAGTTCCGGGTCGCGGACCTGGTGGCGGTGCCGAAGGAGGGGGACGCGATCATTGATTCGTCGTCGGTCGCATGGGTCGTGGAGGCGGCGGAGAAGCAGGTATGGGACACGATCTGGCGGTGCGACGTGCACAAGGAGCGGTGATGGCAGCACCGTTGGAACTCACCCTGGGCCAGCTGTCGGCGCTGGCCAATCGCAAGGCCGCTGAGATCGAGCGGCTCTCGTTCCGGCCGCCGCTGGAGGACAGCAAGCTCCTGATCATTGGGGCGGTCCGCCAGGGGTTCCAGCAGGGCATGAGTCCAGATGGTATCCCGTGGGCGCCGCTCAAATTTCAGCGCCCCTACGCGGGCACGAGCAACAAGCCGCTGCTCAACTTCGGTTTCTTGCAAGCCAGCATCGTTGGAGCCGGGCGGGGCCATGTGGAGAAGCTGACTGACTTCGAACTGATCATGGGCACCAATCTGGAGTCCGCGGGGCTGCACCAGTTCGGTGGCACGATCACGCCCAGACGAGCCAAGGCGCTCACGATTCCGCTGACCAAGGAAGCGGCTCGGGCGGGCGGGGCCAGGAGATTTGGGCGGCCCTTGTTTGTGCTCCAGGGCAACGAAGGCGAGACGGCATTCCTGGCTGAGAAGGTGACCAAGGGAAAGCAGCAGAAACTGATCCGGCACTATCTGCTGACCAAGCGTGTCACCGTGCCGGCCCGGCCGTTCCTGGGGTTCGGTCAGCAGCTCGTGAAGGAAATCGACAGTACCTTCACGGAATACGTGGAAAAGCAGTTGGGGTTTTGAGGCTTACGATGCCAGTCAACGAGACGGTGCACTTTGAGATCCTACAGGCGGTCCGCCAGGCTATCACGGACCTCGACGTGCCGCTGATCCCGAAAGAACAGATTTACCTGCGCCGCATCCCCACGGATCGCCAGGCGACGCTGCCGGCAGTCATCATCGCCCCCATCGGGATCGAGACGCTCCCGCCGAGCACGAACGCCTCGGACGATATCGGGTTCCCGGTCCTAATCTCGTTGGTCAACGGCGTCAACAAGGACCAGACGGCCCTCCCGTCCGAGCGGGCCGCCAAGGACCTGACGATGGAGGTCTCGGAGGTGGAGCTGGAATGGCGCCAGAAGGTTAGGCGAGCGTTCCACAACAAGCGTTTGCCCGGGATGGAGCAGCGGGTGTATCGCTGCACCGTCGAGCCGCAGGCGATCCTGGACCTGCCGCTCTACCGGGATGCTGACCTGGTGGTTTCCTCGCTCATTGTGCGCTGCTTCGTCCGAGAACAGAGGTGATGTATGGGCGTACCGGCCGTTGGGTTTGCCGCCAAATTCGGTATCGGGACCGCTGACCCCGTGACGGAACCGCTGGAATTCCTCACCGAGTCGCTGCGCAAGACCGGCACCGTGCTGGACACCGGCGGGATCCGCGGCACGCGATCCCATGATGCCGCCCGGACTCGCAACGGCACCTACACGGTCGCCGGCACCATCACGCTCAACCCGTCGCCTCTGGAGCTGGACGATCTGCTGCCGTGGATCTTGGGGGCCAACGAGGTGGTCGACGTGTTCGCTCTCACGGACCTGCTCCAGAGCCGGTTCGTCCAGGTGGATCGGGTGACGCGGCGCTTCAAGTACACTGGGGTGTACGTCAATCGAGCGACCTTCCGAGCGTCCGAGGGCGGGTTCGTCGAGCTGTCGCTGGACCTGATCGGCCAGACCGAGGAGGTGACAGCTACGGCGTTTCCGGCCCTGACGCTCGTGACGGACCCGCCCTACGTGTTCCACGACCTGGCCTTCACGATCGGGGGCGTCACGTTTCAGTCGAAAGAGATTGAGATCGTAGTGGACAATCGGGTAGTCTCCCGGTTTCTCAACAGCGCGACCGCCACGGGGGTCTTCGCTACCGACCGCGAGGTATCGGTGCGGTTCACCCTGCCGTACACGACTGACGAAGTCGTCCGCTACGACACCGGAGCCACGGGTGCGATCGTGAACGCGACCTTCACGAACGGCGGCGTGTCGGCGCTGTTCGCGATGGTCAACGTGCAGTTCCCGGCCGAGGCGCCGGTCGTGGAATCGAAGGATGAGATTCTGCTGGTGCTGAACGGGATAGCGAGGAAGAGCGGAGCGACGAATGAACTCATCGTTACCTCGGATTCAACCCCATGATGTGGTTTGGGTCCGGTGGTTCGACGCCTCATACCAGCGGGGCGAGTGCACGGTGGAGGAGCTGGTTCCCCGCGTCGAAATCGAGAGTGCTGGCCTGCTGGTCCGCGAGGATGAGGAGACTGTCTCGATCGCGCTGGACTACTTCGATGGTGATCGGACCTGGCGTTACATTGAACATATTCCAAAGGTGAATATCCGAGATTATCGGAAGCTAAGAATCGAGTGAGCTGTGCCTAGCTACATCCCTGATGGCTACACCGAGAATGCTTTCCTGCGAGCCGTGCCGCACATTCATGATGACGTGCGCTTTGCCTTTCGGCCCATGCTACCCGAGGAGCGGGCGGATTTCATCGAACGCGGAGCGAGACTGAAAGCCAAGGAGCAGACGCGACGGGCCGCGGAGGTGATCGAGCATCATGTCCACATATGGGACATTTACGATGAAAACGAGAAGATCGTGCCCCTCACGGCGGACAAGATCCTGCGCCTGCACCCGAATCTGTTCAACCGCCTCCTGTGGGTCGTGACCGGCACCGAGCCATGGGATGAAGAGCCGGAACAGAAGGCTCCCCAGCGGACCAGTGCCACCCTTGGCAATGACCAAAAAAACTCCTAGCCGGCGTGCAGCTGATGCTGCTGCACCCGGAGCTGCCCAGCTGCGAGGACTGCCAACAATGGATGTACTCCGACAAGTGGCGGCGCGTGAAGCGACAGGGCCTCCAGGTCCTCCGGCCGCCTGGGACCCCGACGCCCTGCTACCGGTGCCCGAAGATTCCGCCGGATGCGAAGCCGTGCCCTGCCAACGCTGTCGAGCTGTCGGAGAAGAACCACCGAGCCTACGATCTCTACCTGCAGATCAAGGCGGGGCGGCCGATGCCTAGTGACGCGATCGTGTGGCGCAACTGCGGGCTCTTGCGGCAGCTGGAGGATTCGATCCAGCTGATGTTTCTGCGGATGGGGCAGATGGTGCGAGGGAAGGACGATGGCCGAACGTGATGTAACTTTGAAGGTATCGGCGAAGCCGGCTCCAGGCGCGGGCGATGGGTTCAAGAAGCTGGCGAAGGATGTAGACCAAGCCAAGCAGGCGACCGATAAGCTTGATAGCGGATTCCGCAAGGTGGCATCCGGAGTTGCGGGACTGGGAGCCATTGCGCTCACTGCTGACAAGGATGTTAAAAAACTCCTGGAGACCTTCATCGCGTTTCGGGCTGTCTTGGATATTTTTGAGGGCATTACGTCCGCAATTAAGGGTGCTAGCAGCGCGCTCAAAGGTTTTGCGGCTAGTGCGGGCGGAGGAATTGCAGGTGGGGCATTTGCGGGACGAGGAGGCAGATCGCTTGCCGAAGAAGTCGGAACAGGAGCTGCAGGGCAGGTTGCTGGGAATGTCATTAGCAGAGCTGGCGGCAAAGCCTTTGCCGGGGGTGCGGCCACGACAGCGGTGGGCCTTGGTGGGGTGGCATTGTTGAAAAAATTGGGCATCGGCTTGGCTAGTGTGGCAGGCCCCGCTACCCCAATCCTATTAGGCGCTGGAGCTTTGGCGGCCAGTGCTTTCCCGGAAGCGACGGCGGGATTATTTGGCCTCGGACCAGATGAAAAGATCAACAAGCAACAGGAAGCCCGGCAGAAGTTCATCACCGAGCAGCGCGAGCAGATCACCGCCAACGCTCAGAAGCTCTTTGAACTCCAGGAGAAGTTGAACGGCGCCATCAAGGAGGAATCGAAGCTGCGGAGCGATGCCCTGACGAAGCAACGCGATCAGCTCAAAGACCAGCAGCGGGCCGCCGAGGAGACCGTCAAATCGGCGCGCGAGAACGCCGAGGCATTTGGCATCCTGGACCCCTTGGAGCGGCTTAGTGCCAGGAACATCGCTCGGCGATTGGGTCAGGGCCAGGGCGCTGGGCTATCCGGCGAGGAGTTGCAATTCGCCAAGGGGCTGCCTTTCCTGCGCCAGCAGGTCGAAGCCTTTGCGACTCAGCAAGCCCAGCAATCCCCGATCTTTCAGGAGATCAACCAACTTGCGGGCGGTCCCTCGCTGGGGCGCGCGGAATTTCAACGCCAGCAGTTGGCCCAGCAACAGGCGCTGGTGGAGCAGCGACTTGCTGCCGAAGAGCAGTTTGTCCAGCAGCGTGAGCGGCAGATTCAAGCTCAGGTCAATCAAGCCATTCAGGTGACGATTATGCAATCACCCGAGTCACTAGCGAGCCAGATCGCTCGGACGATCCTGCCGGAGCTGCTGGCCCTGAACGCGAAGACCGTGGCGGCGTTGCAGAAGCAGATTCAGGACGCGCTGCAAAATCTGCGCTCCGGGAATCGCGCTACATTTGGGATAGCAAGGCCACCGTGATTATGAACCAAAGAAAGAGTGCGAATATTCCAAGCGCGATGCCGGCAACGCCATAGCCGCGATCATGCTCCTTTATCAGAGAAGCGATCCCTAAACCGATGGAAGCGAGTCCCAAAGGAAAGCAGAGCGCCAGGGAGACGATGCCGAGCCAGAAGGCGGCGTAGCCGTGGATGCCACGGCGTATCGGCTTGACAACGGGTGGCTCGCCCGGCACCCGCAGTTTCGTCTGGCAGGTGGGGCAGCCGATGGCGTAGCCGACCCAGCCGCTACTGAGCGTGATGGTGGAGCCGCAGCAATCGCAAGGAACGTCAATCATGGGGATTCGACGGAAAGAATCCGAGAGCCGTGGTAATGGGAACATCACCTTCGAGGGTGATTTCGTAAGTGCGACTTCAATGTGTCCACGGTCGGATAACCGTGGTAATGGCCTGCAAAATACCCCGCATTCGACACGTTTCTCGGCTTCAATGTGTCCACGGCTCCCGGACGGCCGCTAGTATGACGGATTGATTTCGGAACGCAAGAGGTGGGACGTGTTTCTTCAGTACGGCTCTTACATTCATGATGCGAATGAAGCGGCTGTAACGATTACTCGGGTCCCACAATACAACGAAGGTGGGATTCAGACGGGCTTTCGGGAAACCTGGAGGCTTCGGGGGGTCCTGCAGGCGGCCACGGCGGACCTCCTCACGATCTCGATCCGGCTGCTCAACGTTGCCTACAGCATTCAGGACCGCAACATCGGCCTGTTCTTTGACTCAGGCGCCCCAACCGCGCATGTGCTGCTGTCGAGCCGGACGCTCGGTGGTATCCGGGTTGTGGACGGTCCCAACTGGCCCGAGGGCGAGGGGGCTGAATACAGCACATTCAGGAGCTACGAGATTACCCTGGAGGGTGACGTCCCGGATCGGCGGATTGGGCTGCTGGCCTGGACGGAAAGCATCACGTTCTCAGGCGGCGGTCCCCGGTTCGTGATGCAGCAGCCACTCAATGGCGTCCCGGTCAGGCAGAAGGTGGCGGAAGCGACGCCCTTCCAGGCGCAGCAGACGGGCGCCGCGGTTGGGCACTTCAGCTACCCGGTACCCTCGGCGCCGCTATGGCCTGCGGATGAACACCGCGATCAGCGCCGGATCGAGCCTGGACAGCCGAAGCGGCACGGCAATCAGTACACGGAATTCCCGATGCAGTGGAGCTACACGTTCGAGGCAGCGGCCCCGCTCCTGGGATTGCCACGGCTGTGGCCCAACATCTGAGGTCCTGATGGGATTATTCCATTTTCACAGATTTCGCATCGTTCGCGATACTGGCCGCAATTGCTACCAGAAATGTCGTTGCGGAACCAGGCGTGTTTTGTGCTATGGCCCAGGGTGCCAACCCATCGACCGCCAGTGGTTGGCTACTGGGCAATGGGGTCTCGCATGGGAGCCTAGAGAGATCATGACGATTCCTCGCGGGTTTCAATACATGCCTTCGGCAGAGGTGACTCGTGGCAAATAAGCGGTGGAGGGGTGATGCGAAGAACGTGGCGCAGTTGAACACCATCACGCCCACGGCGCAGAATGCCGAGACCTACAGCGTCACGATCAACGGGAAGAACATTTCTTTCCTGTCCGACGCCTCGGCGACCGTGGCGGAGATCACCGCTGGTCTGGTGGCCGCCTTGACGGCTTCAACAGTCCCGCCGGAGTTCCAGGAGATCACTTGGGCCGACACCACCACGACCGTTACCGCGACGGCTGTCACACCAGGAAAGCCCTTCACCCAGACCAGCTCGGCTACTGGCATCGCTACGCTGGTGACCGTCATCACGACCGCCAACAAGTCCAGCAACGACTGGAACGACGCCGA